AAGATCAAGGTTTGTTACAGCATCAAATGAATGGTAAAGTTTATCTCCAACTACATCTATAGAATAGTTTTGAACATCATCTGGTGGAGTAAATGCACTATTAACTTCATGTTGTGATGTTGTATAAGTAGATTTAATTCCTATAGAATTTATTGCTCTAACTCTTACATCATAAATAGTTCCCTCTTTTACAGGATATTTTTCTACTATTTTATTAGTACCTCTACGCATTAATCTGTAATCTGATGAAGTTGATTCTTTGTATTCTACTTCAAACTGATCTACGAAAGCATCTGTGCTTGTAATATTTACAATTAATTTAGAAACAACTGACCCATCAAATAATTCAAATAGTTGAACATTAACTGTTAAATCTTCATTAATCTCAATACCTAACACTCTAAAAGGTTTTGCATCAAAACCACCACTAGGATATGTGATTGCTACTATATCGCCTATTTCTAATTCTAAAAATTCTGATGTTAATGTTAATTGTATTTGTAATTGATTTCTTGATCTTCTTAAAATTACTTCGCAAAGTGCTTCTGCATTATAAGTATTGGTTACATTAGGAAATTCAAAATTACCCTCAAGCAAAGTATCATTATCTGCTGAAAGCATAGTTGCGTGTTTAAATTCTGTTACAACATTACTATCGTCTGCTGGTGGAAAAGAAACTGTATCGTTCTGCCAATTCTTATAAGGATTAACATATGTTCCAATCACTCTGTTGTATTTATTATTTTTTCTTTCTCCTAAAACTTTTGCACCACCTACTACATGATCTGAGGTTATTGTTTTAACTGCTGAACCTGTACCCTCAATTTTAAGTTTATAAACACCATTATTATAAGTAAATAATGATCTCATAGGGTTTAAAAGTTTTTTTACATTATCAATTACTTTTTGATTAGTATCTACAACTGCATTAGATTCAAATTTAATAATTTTAGGGATAACATCTGAAATATCTCTACCATTAGTAAAATTAGAACTTAAATTTTCGCTATAAGAACCACCACTAACTCTCCATCTAAAAGTTAAATTGCTATTTGTTGGTGCATTACCATAATAAATAATTATAGGATACACAGAACCACTTACCAAAGTTTTACTTCCTGTTGCAGTTTGATTTCCATGCCAGCCACTATTATTAACCACTAATTTTGATGGACTACTGTTTTCTACTTCTTTAAATAAATTATCTACAGTTTGACTTGCATCTCCAATATGAACTCTTGAAGAATCATCTGAATCAGTTTGAAAATCAAAACTAGCAGAACTTGGTGCTGTAAAATAACCATAATATCTTCTTGAGTTATAAGGGTCTGTTTTTACTCCACTAATAGATGTTTCAGTTGTACTTGAAATTGGAGATTTATTTGTAAAAAAAGGTGGAACATCTCCATAGTACCCTTTAAATAATTCTTGAGTTAAACCAGCAACTTGTGTAACTGTTGTAGTTCTTGGTTGGATTAAAGTATCTGCGTCTGTTGCAGAAGTTTTGAAAGAAGCAAAATCAGATTCAAAAGCACTATCTGGTAATCCTTTTCCATATCTACTATTTCTTAAATAATCTAATAATACTAATGCAGAGTTAGGTGTCCATTTAGTAGTTGTATCTCTTGGGTCATAAACTTTTTTACCTTTTAATGTTACTCTTACTTGTGGAATAGAACTAAAAATATCTTGATTCCATTTAAACCTAAAAGCTAAATATGCAACACCACTTAATTTATGATTAGATGTCCAATTAGTAGAGTTAGTTAATATTGATGATGCAACTTGTGTATCTGTTCCATTAAATGCTTGTACTTGTATGTGAGAACTATCCTTATAAAAATTAGCATCTCCACCAGCTACCTCTCTTACTACTCCATGATCTAAAGCACCATCAAAAATAACTTGTTTATCATCTATAAATATTTGTTCTACTTCTTCAATTTCTCCCTCACAAAGAACTCCAGCCATATATAAGTATTGATTATCTGTACCTGATGATTCTACAAATACTCTTGTAATTCCAACTTGTCGTCTACCATATACTACAGGGATAGGTGCGTTATTAGATTGTTTGTTAATTAACACACCTCTTTCTTCTTCTGGTGTATCAAATTCAGGAATATCAGGAATAGGTATAAGCCACCCAATAAAACTTGTTACAACATTAACAATAGTTTCTACTATACCACCCATTAGTGATAACTCCTTTTAAACTTCTGACCTACTCTATAAATATCACTATCTACTCTTAACCAATTTATAGAATGATCTACTTTTAATTGTTTTCTAAAATAATGATAAACCCAACGCATCATTTTAAATGTATTTTTAACAGATACAATTTCTATTAACCATAAATTATTACCTGAGTTCCATTCGTTAGATTTAATCTTACCTGTTTGTTTAAATCTTTTTTCAACAATATCATGTATATAAGCCCAATTAACAAAACCAACTAATTGATTGTTGTCATAAAACTTTTTGTATTGATTAAGTTTAATTGATGGTTCTAAATAATTTGTTAATTCTTTACCTTTGTAACGATCAAAATTATTAAATAAATTTATTACATCTTGCATTATGATCTACCCCATTTAATATCTTGAACTGTTTGAGAGGCAAATTCAAAACCTTTGTCTCCTGAAAAATGTAATTGTTGTGAACCTGTGTTTGTTTTTCTACCCTCTATTTTACTAAAGTCTGACCAATGAGAAGCAACTACAATATTAGCATTAGAATTATTAATACTTTCATCAATACTAAAAGATTCTATTCTACCCTTAAATAAAAGAAATGGGTCTGCAATTACTGCCTCACTACTATTTAAAAAGCCTTTATAAACTTCTGCTTCTTTCTCCATATAACTATTGCTTAAAAATAAAGATATAATTGTTTGATCTGCACCAGAAAAAGATAGAGTTATATTACTAACTTCTATTTCTGATGATTCTGTAACACTAGATAATCTTGTGAATAATGAAGATGCTGAGTAAGTATTTGAATCGTAAGTAATGTCTTTATAATGATCTGTAAATCTAAACCCTGAACCTACATTAATATAAACAAGGGTAATAGGTTGTAAGCTATCTGTTGCAAGTTCATTCTTTACTGCTGTTGTTAATGTTCTCGTCATGTTCTTCGTAAGTTGTTTGGGTTACACTTTCTGTACCTTTTAACATAGTAAAGTCGAATTTGCTATTAGGTTTCTTATATTCTTTGAGATCGTTAATACTAGCATCTATTTGATCTTCATTTACGATAATTTCAGCAATAAAATCAGCAGTTACCTTATGGGTAATTTTGTATTTTTTCATTATAAATTTTCTATTAAGTCTATCTGGTACTTATAAAGATCATTAGTTACAATAGAATATTCTTGAATATCATTAGAAAGTCTTACAGTAAAATCTACATTGTCATAAATTAAAGCAATATCGTTTGCTACATCTGATCTTAAAGGTGGTTCAAAAGTAAGTGTTCCCTCTCCTGTACCATCTGCATCTAAATCTTCTACTGCCATATAAACTTTATCTTGTCCTGTAAATCTAAAATAATCTCCAGCTTTTAAAATATCACTTGTGCTTGTGGCCATACCATCAATTGTACAAGTAGTTGCACCAGCAGAAATTGCACCATCTACACTTATAGTTCCTGATGCTACTCCTTGAGCATTTGATACTATTGGTGGAATTACAGTAAAGGTATTTAATTTTGCTCTTTGTTTCATAATAAATGCTTTGATAGGTGCAAAGTTTGCTCTACTCATTGGTGCATAGTCTAAAGTAATAGTAAATTTTTGACCATCTATTTGTCTTGTTTGAACTCTACCAGATGTTGTTACACTTACTATAGTATTTTGTGCTGAACCAATACTAGCATCTTGTGCAACAGGAGATATTGGAAATTGTCCACTCATATTATACTAATGCCTCTTTACCTTTTTCATTTAATGCAGAATTAATTACATTAACTATTGTTGCTCTGTTATCAATTAATAATTCTTTTACACCTCTAACATCTGTTGCGTTGATTGTAAAATTAACATTTGTTTCGCCACCACCTGTACCTCTAGCAGATTGTGTTATTTGTCCTGTTGAGTTAGGGATAAACATTTCTGGCCCATTTTCTCCAACAACAATTGGACGACCTTTAGATACTGCACCACCATTGGCAAAAAAACCAAAACCACCACCACCACCCATAGCCATAAGAATAGCTTGAAGTGCAATTTGTCTTTTTAATGATGATTCTTGATTTTTCATTTCATTTAATTTTCTTTTTTGTAATGCTATATCAATTAACATTCTTGCAGTAAGTTCAATAAAGTGTGCTAATAAATTGACTAATACTTGTTGTATCATTTTTTTAAATGTTTCAGCTAAATCTTTTCCAAGTATAATAGATTCAGCTATTGATTTTGATACTTTTTTTAAACCCTCATTCATACTTCTTGCAATTATATCTCCTATTTCAAAAAATTTGTTTCTCATTTCTTCTAATACTGTTGCATTTACATCTGTTATTACCATTTTAAATATTTGACCTTGTAATATTAATTTATCCATAAATGTAGATTCAGGAATTGTTTTTTGAATAGTTGTACCAACATCTTCTGGTTTAGTTTCTTCGGTTTTTTTATTTGATATTCCTCTAAATTCTTTAAACTTTGCAATAATCCTATCTAATTGAGATAATAAAGTTACACCACCAACTATTAATAAATTTTTTCTTACTGTTGCATTGAATCCCATCATAGCACCTTTTGCTACACCTATTGCAACTGATAAATTATAAAAAAATCCTATTACTTTTAAAGCTATAAGTAATCTAAATGCTTCTGTTATTAATGTAATATTATCTTTTAAAAATTTTAAAGTTTTAGCTGTTGCATTAATAATTTTACTTAATCCTGAACCAATCATTAATCCAAATTCTGCAATTTCTTTTCTATTTTCTTCTACTGTCTTTTTTAAATCTCCTAAATTACTTTTTAGTGCATTAAAAAAACCTTTAGAAACTTCTACTTGGAAAATAAAAAAAGCATCTTTTAAGTTAGAGATTGTTCCAAATAAAGTAAGAGCAAGTTCGTCCATTAAATTTCCAAATTCTCCACCTGTTCCAAATGCTTTTGATAGTCCTTTAATAGATTCTTTTGAATTTATACTAACACCCTCTTTAAAACCAGCCATAGCTTTTATACCTCTTTCTCTAAAGAGTTCAGCACTACTGATACCAGCACTAAATGATCTTTGAATTTGTAATGATGCTAGTGCAAAATCATTACCTAAAAGAGTTGCTGTATTACCTGTGATTTTTAATAATTCATCAAAAGACACTCCACTTGCTTCTGCTTGTTTTCTTACAGTTGCTAAAGCTGTGATACCTTGTTGTATATTTTTTAATTCAAATGGAGTTTTTGTAGCAAATTTTGTTACACTTTCTAGTGCTTTTTGACCCTCTTTTGCTGAACCAAATAATGCTTTTAATTGAACTTCTAATGCCTCAATTTGAATACCAGCATCTACAAAACCTTTAAGAACAATACCAGCACCTAAACCAATAAAAGCATTTCTTAAATTAAACACAGATTGTTTAACTTTTGCTAAACCTCTTTCAACTCCTGTTAATGCTTGTTTAGTTTTGTCGTTTGCTATTATATCAATTAATAGTTTTTGATTTGCCATTATTTATATTTCCTTGCTTCTGCTAATGATTGTTTTGTTTTATACTGTTCTTCTTCTTTTTTCAAGTATGCTAACCATAAATGATAATGGCTAACAGGCATATCCAGAACTTGTTGAATTGTAAGATGTAATCTTTCGGCAACAACTAAAAGCGACCTTATTTCAGGGTCGCTATTTACTTTTTTTCGGCTTCCTCGAATGAGGTATCTAAAAGAATTTTATTGGCTACTTCGGATATTATATTTGAATCAGCTTTTTTTCTTAATGCAAATTTATCTTCTGGGCTAAAGGCTTTTATCATTTCGCCTTTATCATTTTTGACTTGCAACTTCATTATAAGCAAATCAACAAGAACAGTTAAGTCTTGAAAATTGTTAGACTTCTTAAAGATAATGTTTTTTTCTTCAAGGGTTAATGGTTCAGAATAGAATACACTAGCTTTACCATGCTCGTCTTTCCACTCCTCAACTTCTATAGTGATAGTTTTAAGAGTTTCAAAATGAGATTTAACTCTATCAATAACTGACATAAATTAGGAT